GGGATTGGGGTAATGAGATGACGAATTATAAATTACCAGAAGGTAATGTGCAGATCAGCTTCAGTGGTGGCAGAACAAGTGCGTTTATGCTGCATCAAATACTGCAAGCGAATGGTGACTTGCCAGACAGGTGTCAAGTTATGTTTGCGAACACTGGCAGGGAGATGCCGGAGACATTGGATTTTGTGCATGAGTGCGAGGAAAAATGGGGTGTGCCAATAGTTTGGCTAGAATACCACAGAGAAAACAATAAGGTTTCTTATCAGGTTACAGATTATGAAAGCCACAATAACGCTGGCGAACCATTTGAGACGCTCATCAAAGCAAAAAAGTATTTACCGAATATTGCGGCTAGGTTTTGCACTACAGAATTAAAGATTTTACCGATGAAAAGGTATTTGGTCAAAGAACTAGGATGGAAGAAATGGTCTGCCGCAGTCGGCATAAGGGCTGATGAGCATCATAGAGCAAAGAAAGAAAGTAAAGACAGATGGTCTTATTGGTATCCATTGCTTGATGCCGGTGTAACAAAAGCAAATATTGCAGAGTTTTGGCGCAAGCAGAATTTTGACTTGAGGCTTTCAAACCACAGCGGGTCAACACCTAAAGGTAATTGTGATTTCTGTTTTCTAAAAAGCGAGGCAATACTAGCCTCAATGTCTAAAGAATACCCAGAACGCGCCGCTTGGTGGATGCGTATGGAAAAAGAAGTTGGCTCAACATTCCGCAAGGGCAGGGATTTGGCTGAGTTTGTAGATTTTGCACAGAGACAGCAAGATTGGGTTTTTGACGAAGAGGGGTACTTCTGTCAAAAAGATGAAGGGGAGTGCATCGAATGACAAATATAGCAGCATATATAGAACAGGTGGCGAGGCATTACTGGGGTGAGCCGAACCCGCGCCTGTCGAAAGGCACAGAACTGCGCTGGGGTAACCACGGCAGCAAGAGCATTGACGTGCGTAAAGGGGTATGGACAGATTTTGAGACAGGCGAAAGCGGGGGCGTTGTGGCATTGGTGAAAGCAAACGAGCCAGCAAGCATCAACGGCAACATCCCCGACGTGCTTGAGCGTAAGTTCGGCATCAGCAGGCAGCAGCAAAAGAGCCTGCCAGTCGTGCCGAGCCTCGCACGTTCTTACGATTATTATAATGCTGACGGCGTACTGGCCTATCAGGTGTTGCGCTTTGACAACCCAAAGACCTTCCGGCAGCGTCGGCCTGATGACAGGGGTGGCTGGATCAACAGCATCAAGGACATTGACCCGCTGCCGTATAATCTGCCGGCAATCATTACTAACCCAACGGCGCCAATATTTATTGTTGAGGGCGAGAAATGCGCCGATGCGTTGATTGAGCTTGGCCTGATCGCCACGACGAACAGCGGCGGATCAAAGAATTGGAAGCCGGAGCTTGCGCAGTATTTCGAGGGGCGCAATGTCGTAGTGCTGCCCGATAACGATGAGGCTGGGCAGGCTCACGCAGACACAGTGATAGCGGCGCTGTATGGCACGGTGGGCAAGATCAAGCGCCTCGACTTGCCGAACCTGCCGCCAAAGGGTGACGTGGCCGACTGGCTGCAAGCTGGCGGTGACAAGGCGGCGTTGCTGGCCTTAGCCAAGCAAACGCCGGTGGTCGAGACAGCGCCAGAGCCGAAGCCTGACGTGTTTGAGACGTACAACCTCGACTACCTCAAGAATATGCCGCCTGTCGAGTGGCTGCTGGACGGCATCCTAACGCGCCACGGCTTTGCTGTATTGTACGGTGCGCCGGGCATTGGTAAGTCGTTTATGTCAATTGATTGGGCGCTGTCTGTTGCCTATGGGCGAGAGTGGCACGGCAGGCAAACAAAGCAAAATGCTGTGCTGTACCTAGCAGCGGAAGGTGTTGGTGGTCTGGGGAAAAGGGTGAGAGCGTGGCAGGCACACTATGACCGTTACGGCGATGCGCCGTTCTACGTCTTGCCAATGGCTGTCAAGCTGCTTGACCAGCAAGAACTCGACAAGCTGATACGCACTATCGACAATTTCAAGCAAGAGTTTAGCCTGATTGTGATTGACACAGTGGCTCGGACACTAGCGTCGACCGGCTCAGATGAGAATGACGCAACGGCAATGGGGCAGTTTGGTGAGATGTGCGGCGTCATACAACGCCACGCTGACTGCGCCGTCCTAGCCGTGCATCACTCTGGAAAGGACGCCGCGAGGGGGATGAGGGGCAGCAGCAGCCTGATGGGTCTGAGCGATACTGTGCTTGCTCTGTCGAGCAGTGAGGGGCGTGTGACGCTCAAGATGGAAAAGCAAAAGGATGCAGAGCCAATAGCCGATGAGCAGTATGAGTTGACGCCGGTGGCTCTCATTGACGACAGCAGCGCAGTGCTATTGCCAGTCGAAATGGCCGACAAGAAGCGCGGTGCGAAGCTGACGCCGGGGCAATTGCTGGCGCTTCAAGCGTTGCAGAATGGCCTCATTGATGCCGGTGTTCAGCAGATGTCGTTGGATCGCTGGAAGGATTTGCACAAGCAAAAATGCGACGATTTCACGTCCAGAAAGCGCTCAGATGACCGCGCTGCGCTGCAATTGAAGGGTGTTGTGGTTATTGATGGTGGCAAAGTGTGGATTAACAAAGAGTTAGGGGAGAATGTGAGATGAGAAAGGTTAAATCTCATAGCAATCTCATAGTGATCGGACTGATGACCGGATATGACGGAGATGAGATCCCCACTATAGGGGATCTCTTTCTCATAGTCCTCGGCATAGGGGAATAGGTAATGGCAAGAGTTAGAAAACCAAGCAAGCAACACTATGCGCCTAGTCAGGGTGCGATGAGGCGACAACAGGATGCGCTGCATCGCTATGATGATCGCGTCAGTGAGGTTGAACGCAAGTGGGGGGTGGATCGTTTGATCTGGGTAGTGGGTGGTGATCTGAGAGATCGCTTCGAGGCTCAGATGGATAAGCTGAACGCTGCGATAGATAGGATGGAAGATGTCGAGCATCAGGTTGACGTGACATTGCGCGGGGTGGCTGCGCTAGAGCAGGCGGCAATCGCTGCCGGTGTGCAGCCGCTAAAGGGCGAGTGGATCGAGGGCAAGATGCCCGATGGCCGTGTGCTGGCTATCGTGCCAAATGATTACGAGGTGAGCCGCGTTAAGCGCGACAACCGCGAGATGGTGGTCTACAGCGTTGACGAGATCGGCAGGTTGCTGGCAGCGTGGGATGAGAGCAAGACAGTTGATGCTGTCAAGGCTGTGTTCGCCGGTGCTACTGTTGAAAAGGTGAAAACGAAACTTGAAAAGGAATTGAATGATGAAATCCCTTTCTAGGAAATGGTCAGTGATGCCATCGCGAGCCATCAATGATCGTGAGCTAAAGGAACGCGAGTTGCGGGTGCTAGGGGCGCTGTGCATCCACACTAACGCGGCTGGTGTGTGTTGGCCTTCGATGGACACGTTGTGCGCTGTGACAGGCTACAAAGAGCGCGTGACGATACACGCCGCTATGAAGGTGTTGAAGCGCAAGCGGTACGTCAGGCAGTTGCAGCCGAAGGATTACCAAGAGACATCAAGCGGCTGGAAGAGCAACAGGTATCAGGTGCTGTGGGATGGAGATGAAGCATTGCCAACATACGAGGATATACACGCTGCAAAACCATTGCAGCTTGTGGCTGACCAAGAGGACGCACACGATAAAGAAACAGGGGGTCTGGGGGATTCACAATCGCTCTCTCACGCGCCCGGCTTGGCCGGTCGAGGCCAGCCAAAGTTAACCGAAATTGAGTTAACTTCGAGGAACCTTGCCCAGACTTACATCCGCGCAGTGATGCAAGCGACCGGGCAAGTGCGGCTGATCGACAATGAAATGTCACACGCTCGGCGGCTGGCAAATGCTGGCTTCACTGCGGCTGATGTCGAGGCTGCGACGCTGAATACCTGCGATAAAGCCATTGAGCGCCGGGCTGGTGTGCCATCGCTTTACGACGTTGCAGTGGGGATGGGGCTATGACGTACACGACAGCAAACGTTGGTTTGTCGGTGTACGGCGCGGGCGGCGACACACCCGCCACACAGGAAAATCGACCCCTTGCCCCCCGCCCCTCCCATCTATCGATAGGGGGTGCCACACAAAATTTTCGCCCAAAACGCTGCACCGACTGCGACAACGGCTTCATCCGCGAGCCGGACGGCTATGGTTGCGTCCAATGGACATCGTGCTATTCTTGTGGGGGAACAGGAGAGGCCGATGATTGATGAGGGCGATGGATCATTTGAGCGTAAGCTGGCGAACAGCCAATGCCCGCGCTGTCGCAGCTTGATCGAGTTACGGCGCGATGATAAGCATAAGCGCGAATATAAATGCACTGGCTGCAATTTAAAAATTATTGACGTTAAAGGGGATACCGAAGAATGAACAGATACGAATTACTCGACGCCGCCAAGGCCACTGTCGCTGACCGTGGCGAGGATTACGGCAGCATATGGGAAAATCACGAACGTATCGCCGTTATATGGACGGCACTGCTTGGCATACAGATTGAGCCTGAGCAGGTCGCTATGATGATGGTCGGCGTAAAGCTGGCTAGGCTGGCTGCGACGCCGGAACATCAGGATAGCTGGGTCGACATAGCCGGTTATGCCGCAACAGGATCGGAGTGTTTGAGTGTCAGACAAGCTAACGATTAGGCAGCAGCGGGCGGCGCTCGTGGCTGACGATGAGGGCCGCCGCGAGGCTGTGGTGCAAGAGTTAGAGGCGATTGGTGCCGGTGAGGCGACTGACGTTATCCAGTGGGATGATATGGGGCGGGTAACGCTGACGCCCAGTGATCAGTTGTCGGAGCGGGCGAAACGCTCGATTAAGAAGGTCAAGGTCACGCCCAATCAGTTTGGCAATACGATTGAGGTTGAGATGCACGATAAATTGTCTGCCTTGAGGCTATTGGCGAAGCATCGCGGGTTGTTAGAGCCTAACAGTGACAGCCAGAAACCTAGTATGATTGGCATCAACATTACCGGGCCAACGACTAAGATTGTGGAGATTGACGGCGATGGCTGACGTAATTGACTTGAAGGAATATTTCAGCGTTAGATTTTTTAAGCGGGATATATTGTGTGGCTATTGCTCCCGGCTGACTAGGGGTCGGGTGTATGATGGCGGCGAGGCTATTGTTTGCACTGAGTGCGGCGGGCCTATGCTTGAGTTAGAGAGCGACGATTTTAATGATAATATGACTATTATTTTTGACCCAGAGGCGTAGAATGGCGCGATCATCAAGAGCAACTGACAGATCACCCCGGCGTAGGAAAGAGCCTACCACTGACGCGCTTGCGGGTCTGAATTTGGATTTTTCTGAAAGCCCGACGGTATGGGATTTTTTAAACGACGACAGCTTTGTGCGTGGTCTGATGGGGCCAGTCGGCTCTGGCAAGACATTCGGTTCCTTAGCGGAAGTGATGTTGAGGGCTGTGAAACAGGAACCGTCGCCGATAGATGGGATCAGATATACTCGATTTGCAGTTATCAGGAACAGCTACCCAGAGTTACGCACGACCACGATTAAGACGTGGCAAGAGTTATTCCCTGAGAATGTTTGGGGGCCGATGCGCTGGTCGCCGCCGATCACCCATCACATCAAGCTGCCGCCGCGCGATGGCGCGGCTGGGCTTGATTGTGAGGTGATCTTTTTGGCGTTGGATCAGCCGCGTGACGTGCGAAAGCTGTTGTCGCTTGAATTGACCGGCGGCTTTATTGACGAGGCGCGTGAGTTGCCAAAGGCGGTGGTTGATGGATTGACGTCGCGTGTCGGTCGTTACCCGACGCGGGCGAATGCGGGCTGCACTTGGCGCGGCGTGTGGATGAGTACAAACCCAATGGATAGCGATCACTGGTGGCACCAGTTGGCTGAGAAAAACCCCATTCGCGGAAAATATCCTTGGAAGTTTTACAAGCAGCCCGGCGGTGTGGTCG